TTTTGCTCCTTTAGGCGGAACAAATTCATGCCTTAATTTTTGTCCCAATCCAATTAATGCTAAAACTCTATAACGTAATTCTTCATGTCCGCTAGTAGTTGCAATATAATCAATATTGCTTAAATCGTTAACCATTAGCAAGTAATGTTCCTGTATTTCCTGCGATCCTTGTACCTGGCTCGCCCAACGTTGTGCCATATATGTACTAACAGACTTCTTACTTTCATCATCTAAGTCAGTATAATAATTGCCATTACGATAATCAATTGCATTCATTATCTCATGTATATTAACTTTATGTACTGCTGATGCTTTTTTCTTTGCTGGCATAATACTATTTAAAACCAAATCTTGTTAAGGTCAAGTACTTCAGGAACCTTTGTTGACTCTTTGAGAAAAAATGTACAAGGAGATCCTTTACCAGAGTTCAATGGTACAGTCAAAATATGACCAAACTTTAATTTAGGAACATACCATTTTACTTCTTGGTATACATTTACAATTTCTACCGGAACCCAATTTGCCTTATACCCAGTTACTGGATTAAACTCAAATGCATTAAAGCCTCTGTCATTCAAACTCATTATATTTACAATCTCAGGTTCTCCGTGATCTGGTTCTCCTATAATTAGACTCCAGTCTAATGGCATTTTAATTTCAGCTTCTCCAATCCTTAGCACGGCGGCTGGGCAAGAAAAACTTTCTAAGAATACCAAAGGTATAAAGAGATAGTCTACATCCTGGGCATTGCTATAATCTAATACACTATACCTTAAATCTCCGTCTACTTCAGTTGGAAGTCTATCTAAATCATATGTTTCATTGTCTACTGTTAAAATGTTCATTAATATTTTACCTTCTGTGTTTCGTGTGGGTAATTTGCTTCGTCGTAAAACTTCTTTCGTTTTCCTAGATGCCTTTTTGAGAACTTTGCATTGCTAGTAATATCCCATATCTGTACAAAGTCCTTGTCTTCTGCTTTTCTTATACCTCTACCTATACTTTGAATAGTTCTTACAAAGCTCTTACCCGGTTCTACTAATACTAGGTTAAAAATACGAGGTATATTAATGCCTACACTTGCAACTCCGTATGTTGCAACAATAATCTTATTGTCTAGTGTCTGCACTTCATTATATTCTGCTTTACGATCTTTACTTTTCATTGATCCAGATACAAATACACAATCAGGTAGCATTTCTTCTAGCATCTGACCTGTTTTAATCCGATCTACTAATATCAACGTATTTCCTGTATCACTAATCGTATCCATCTTCTTTGCTATCTCTGTCATACGTTCCTTGTTAGTAGTAAGAAACGACAGTTCTTCTTGATAGTTATTATATTCAACACTATCTTGATATTGCAATATCTTAACATTGCAATTTGACAGAACACCTTTATCTTGAAGTTCGCTTGCCTGTAGCCTATGTAATACTCCACCTAGGCTACAAATTAAACTAATATATTCGTGTTCTTCTTTAGGTATTGTACCTGTTAAACCCCACCTAATAGGAATATTTGCAAAAGGACCTGTTAGCATTGTACGAAGTACATCTGCTTTTGCCATGTGTACTTCGTCTACCATAACACAAATTAAATCATCTGTTAAGATATCAATACTAACATTACTCTTACCATCTTTATATCTTTTAATTAAAGAATTTATGCTTTGCCATGTAGCAATAACATGTTTATGATTTGCATCCTTTTCATCACCAAAAAATACACCAACATCTAAACCTAAATTAATATAATCTTCTTGAGTCTGCTTAACTAAATCTTTGTTAGGTACAATTACCAACGTTCTACCGTAAGGCTCGCACATTAAGCTCAATGCGGCTGTCATTAATGTCTTACCTGCACCTGTTGCTATTTCTTGTACACCATGCGGGTTAGCAAGGAACCTATTAATACATTCTATCTGGTAATCTCTAAGTTTAATAGATTGTCCTTCTGCAACATGTCCTTTAGGCCAAGTAATGCCAGAAAAAGTGTCTTCGGTAACTTGCTCAAACTCGAAACTATGTTTAATTCTGTTATCAACAAGCTCAACACTCCAGCCTTCGTTATCTAATATAGGTAAAACTCGATCAAGCAAATTCAAATACGTTGATCCAGCGGCTGTAAAAAATCCAATCTTACCATCCCATCTTCCTAGCCTGTAGGCTGGTACATGATATGCATAAGGCAACATATATTTTAATTTTGCTTCACACGATCGTCGAGTACTCGGCGATAGCTCGTGAAAACGAACGTTTACCTCATCTCTTATTTCTAATGTACATATTCCTGACATATTAATAGTATACTTTCAAACGACTTAAAAGTCAATGTTCTTGTTTACCGAATTAAAAAGGTACCCTCCCGAAGGAGGGTACTAATAGGTGCCACCACGCGAATGTCAACACCTATATTCTTTATAGGCAAGCCTTTGTTGCCATATTCAATGACTGCAAATCTACATCTTCGAATATAGACTTACCTTTAACCGAAGTACCTACAATCCTCATTCTACTCTTACCAATATAAGTGGTAGACGGGATCATAATAAATCCAGTATCACGTTCTAGCACCGTAGAAGTCTGCTTTGGTAGTGCCGGATTACTATCTAAACGTATCTGATAACTTACAATTCCATTGGTTTTTGTGTTAACATAAACCATACTAGGATTTGCAGTAATATGTTTTCGCTTAACCGAGGTAACTTTACAATAAGAAGAATCGGACATCGAATCAGTAGCGACTACAGTTTTCCAAACCTTATCCTTGTACTTTACCTCCATTTTCTCAGCCGCACTAGCACCTGTACTTACAAGGGCTAGTGTAGCAATAGTTAAAAGTGATTTCTTAAACATTTATACCTCCTTTAGAAGCTTCGTTTCATTACTGTGGTTTCTGCAAGCCTTTTCCATTTACCATCTATACCAGTCATCTTGCAAAGGTCTGCAACCTTAATCACTGTACGAAGTGAAAGCTCACGGAGCCTGTCCTGGTTGGTTTCAACATAATCATAAATGATTTTGTTTTCTTCTTCTGAGAAGTTGTATGAGTTAAGCATACCATCTCTCATTATTTGCTTGATACGAAGCATCTTGTCATATGCTGAATCAAGTGTAAGATCCAAATAGTGACAACGTGACTCAAGAGCACTAAGGTGATCTTTAAGTTTTGCACTTCGTACATTATCAAATTTAATGTTAGTAATAAAGATAGCACTACCTTTAAATTCAAAACGATCTGGAACACCTTCACGACGTAACATTGCAGAATCTGTATTCCAGCAAATAATACGTTTCTTAGAACTATCCAAAGCCGCTTTAAGAATGTTCAAGGACAAATCGTCCATTAAAACACTATCACAGTCATCAAATACTAGCACATTACCAGCACCTGAATACTGATACAATTTACAATACAAACCGATCGGACTCATTGCACCTTTAACAACCTCAAAACGAGGAGCCATATTTGCAATTTTATCAAACATAGCCGCTTTTTCAAGAGTACGTTCAACACCAAAAGACTTACCAACACCTGGAGGTCCTACAACAATCATTGCACGAACTGTACCTTCAATAGCGGCATCAGTCATATCTTCTAGAATCTCAAAACGTTCTGCAATTTCTTCTAAACGTTTTGCATCATATTCTGCATCATGTACTTCTTTAATAGGAGTATCATCCTTGTTAAATGCTTCACCAGCATTAGCAGGAGTAATATCTTCCATGCTTTTAACTTTAACACGGATTTGTTTATCTGCAAACTCACCAAAGGAGTCATCTGCAACGACAGTTACATAACCGCCTTTTTCGTTGTAATCTGCTACCAATTGCAGTACCTTGTTATGTACTGTAAAAGTGCGATACTTACCATTTGTAATTTTTATAAAAGCTGACATTAATTTTCCTTCGTTTCGCGTGGTTGAACTCTTATTGTACTTACAGTATAAGACAAAACGGACCAAAGGTCAACCTTTATTTTGTCTTTTTTGTAACTTTTTTTTATTACTGTATGTACCATCTGTTTCCTCATTGTCTATACAGTATAAGACAAAAGGACCATAAGGTCAACCTTTTTATGGACCACTAAGTCATTGATTTTAAACGATTTTGAAAAAAAGATTTGTGTTATTATTCAATGACTTAACGTAATTCCACATCTTCTAGTCCAGCAACCCGTAATTTAGTAATATTATTGATCTGAAACGACTTTGCATCTAAGGCTTTTGTAAGTCCTATGAACTTATTCCTCAACAATGCAAATTCATTGATGAGATTCTCCATCTGTGCTACTTCTGGCTCCCCATCTGTGTACTTTTCTGCGTCTCGACTGCTTAATGTACGGTTGTAATGCTCTGTAAACTGCCTAAATTTAGCAGATCGTACTTTTCTAAGCTCAATATTCAAATGTTCGAGAATTGCTTCAATTTCTTGTAGCTGATTAAACCTCCATTCTACCTGTCCTGGCATTTCCCTACTTGCTTTTTCGAGACTTCCGTTCATTTTTAGCTCTTTACGGGCTTCAGCTATCTCATTCTCAAAATGCCCTATGCAATTTGGTAAATGTGTGATATCTGACTGAACTTTTCTATACCATGTACTCATTTAGTAGTCCTCTTCTTCAAAATCCTCATCATCTTCGCCTAGTAATTCATTTAATGCATGATTAATTTCTGTTCCTGCTTCGTTTAGTTCTTCTCTATGAATTTCTAGGTTAATATACTCTTCTGAAACTCGTACAAATGCCTGTGCGGCATCTGGTCTATCTTTTTTATCAAGGTAAGGTTTTAATGCTACCCATATTTCTGCTAACATTTCTCCTGAATTATCACTCATATTTTTTTCTCCATAATAAACTTGGTACCAAGTCGCTATACTTAGTTAATTTTTTTAGCAAGTTTATCCAAGTATGTCTTGTGATGCACCCATTTCTTACCTTTTTCTAAAAATCCCCATTCTCGTTTTTGCTTAAATGGCATAAACAATGTCCATACATCAACATTAGGATCTATTTCAATTCTATGATAGCTATTTGCCTTGCATACTCTAAAGTGTCCTGGTCCTCGCCAGTACTTTCCGTCTAACGTATGCTCCCAATATCCGCCTCTAAGAATAAGAGTGAAGTATGACCACGGATGATCGTGTAAATCATCCGGGTCACTTCTAAGAAACTTATGAAGGAAGATGTTAAAAGGAAAGTTTACACGATCCTTTAAGAATAGATAGTATCTTTCCAGGTAAGGTTCGTTACTATTTCTATCTAAAATAAGTCTATAACGACCTATTCTTTTCATCAAATCCTTCATTTTCTACTCTGTTGCTACTGCGTTGGCTTCTTCTAGTACCTCACCTGTATCAGGATCAATAATATCTTCCTCGGTACCACTATATGCTAGTTCTTGTCCACGAGCGATAACGTCTTGCATTACTTTATCTAGTACTTCTCCGGTATATTGCTTACGGAACTCCTTAACAATATCACCATTTAACATAGTGTATGCTAATTTGTTACCTTCCTTCTTAAGAAAACCACGTGCTTCAAATAATTCAACAAGTCCACTATATGGATTCATACCAGTTGTGTACGGTATTTCTACTTGTACACTTTCAAAAGGTTTAGAATATCTTGTTTTCATAATTTTACATGCGGCTCTAATACCATGTACTTGTGATGTTTTGTTGCCGTCTGCATCTACCTTAAGTTTTAGCTTCTTCATTGCTACAACCATAGAACTTGCATAAACAAATCCTGCACCACCAGTAATTTTATCGTCCGGATCAAACATATCTTGACTTGCATAGGTATGGTTAGTAACTACTAAACCTACAGGATGCGGAGCAATACGGTTTACAGTATTTTTAATCAATGCCGTAAGTGCTTTTGCTTTACGACCCATATCACCTTTTAAATCTCCGCCTTCGAACTGATTAATATCTGTGGGTGTTAATAGCATACCAACACTATCAACAACAAACATAATCTTCTTTTGCTCTTCATACGGAAGATCTCCATACTCATCCTTATATGCTTTCATAAACTCTGAGATAAATTTAGCAACTTCATCAACCATTGAAACTCCAAACCTCATTAATTTTTCTGGGTCTGTGTTAATGCCTAATGCTTTTAACCAATCTTCGTCTAATGCGTTCTCAGTATCTAGGATAACTGGTAAAATATCCTGTTCTTGGGCATTTTTTACAAGGTTGCCAGAAGCAATAAAAGATTTACCTGCTCCGGATTCTCCTGCAAACATAGTTACTTTGCCAAGGGGTACTGCTCTTGTAAAATCACCTGACATAAGGTAATTTAAGCAATAATTGCCTGTACTAATCCAATCTCTTGGATCATTAAAACCGGTACTCATACCAGGCACGGCTTTTGTTAAGTTTTTACGAAACTTAGAAACGTCAAATGCTTTATTTGTCATATCTTCTCCTATATATGTAATTAGGAAGACCTCGCTGGTTACCGTAACGGAGGTTTTTGCCGGAACTTCCTATATTACTTTACTGACCTGTAGTTTCCCTGTTACGAATCATGCTTAAGATATCGTCAACACTAGGTTTCTTCTCACCAGATGCTTCGGCTGGTTCTGCCGCTGGAGCCGCTTCTGCTACCGGAGAAGGGGTTGCTCCCATTTCTTCAGGTGTTGCAACGGGTGCTGGTGCCGTTTCTGCTACTGGTGCAGGTGTTGCTACCGGAGTAGCCGGAGCTGGATTAGTTGCTGAAGTAGAAGTAGCAAAGGTTGCTCCATTAGGGCGATAGTAATTGCCCCAACGTTCTGGATCATACAATTTGCCGTCTACTGACGCTTCAAACATTTCTAGTTGAATATCAACTTCTTCCTTACCAGGACGTTTAGGCATAAACTGATCTAAGTTAAACAGTCCATGCTTAGAAACTGCTTCTAGTTCTTCCTCGTTTAAACTACGTTCCTTTCGAGCCCAAGATGAGGTACTATAATCAGCATAACCACCTTTTTGGGTTTTATTGATACGGAAGTCTGTACCACGTTCGTAATCAGTTGGGATCTCTTCCATCTCAACGTCCATTAATGCACTCTTAATGATTGTAAAAATCTGAGGGCTAATAATCATTCTACGAACTGGATTATCTGGAACATTTTCTTCATCCATTGGACTAGATACGATAAGTCCTTGAAAAACGTAACTACGTTTCTTCCAATATTTCCTAGCCAATTGCTCCATGCTTGGATCATTAAACCAAGGACGTAATTGAGCATGAATTGGACATGACTCTCCCCACATATCTACACAAGGTACTTGAACAATGCATTTGCGATTTTCATCCTGGCCTTTAATGCCTGGAAATTCAAAACGCATCATTAAACGTTCTCTCCAAAAGAATGTATTGGATTCGTCGCCGTCTGGTAGAAAGCGAATTACTGCGGATGTTCCTTCTGGAATGTTCCAATGGGCGAAAAGCCCGTTATCACCGGATTGAGTTGAACCGCCCGATTTTGCGGCTTGCTCGGTTAGACGAGCTCGTATTTCTGCTAAAGTTGCCATAATTATTTTCTCCTTATTATGAGCCTTAATTTGTTCATATCTTATGAGCCAAACAACGTAAACCTTCCCGGCCTACATTGTAATTATACTTATCTTCTTAGTTAAAGTCAAGTGTCCATTTATCCGTTTTAGACGGTATTTAGGAGAAATATTCACTTTCGTGGTTGACTTCGTTTATAATTTGTGGTAAAAGGGTTGCCCACTTGCCTTTTGTAGGCCAAAGAAACCATATTTCAGATAATTGCATCTGTACTAATATGCGCCTTCTATGTCTATAATGTGGGTGTCGTTGTGTTCTAACTAATGCTGGATATATGTCGTCATGGTGATCTAGGTTTAAGTCATGCCCTAGCATTAACATCTCATCATTTGGATCTGCATCTATAAACTTACAGATATCACGTTCGACTTGTTCGGTGGAATGGTCACCATCTATAAAAACTGCATCAATATTCATATCATGTGGGATTTCGTATTCGTCACTTCTTTTTGTTATTAGCTTCCATTTATCACTTTCAACAAAATTTGTACAATACTTAAAACTAGGAATCCAGCTGTCATGCTCTTGTGCTATTTTTACCATTTCTTTCCAGTTGTTGTATATCTTAGAATCTTCTTTATTCTTTTGATCTCCTAAACAACCTGGACCCATTTTATACGCAGACCAAATCTGCGTTGATAATGGATCGATACTTGTTAAACAAGTGCTTTTTGGTAAATTGTCTTTAATAGCCATAGTGCTACGTCCGACAAAACTACCAATTTCTATAAAATTTGAATTTTCTGATGTATGTTTAGCAATGATGCCTAAAAGTATTAAATCTCTCCAAAGCATCCATCCAGGTGTATTATAGGCATTCTGCCAATTGATCATAATAATTTATTAGTTAGTATATTAAGTTCTTCAGTAACTAACCCCTCTGGCCTAATAATTTCTAACCCGGGGATTAATTTAAGTTTAACATTTGTATTTCGTATAATATTTAAATTTGATTCTGATACTGGCTGTCTAATTACTAGTTTATGTTCAATAATACGATCTAATTTACCAGTTCTAGCGGCACTATCCATTATTCTACGAAGCAATAATACTTCACTTTTTGCACGACTTTTAATTTCTTCAAGTTGCGATGACGGTTCAATTTTCTTGCTCCAACGCAATAATTCCATAATGTCTTTTCTACGTCTGCTAATTTCGTTAATTTTTTCGCCTAGTTGATCCCAAGGCTTTCCACCTTGATCAACGTGTAATGCCATGACTCTAGCACCAAGTAAATGTTTGTGCGGATATCTAAATCTTTCGCCTTTATGTTCAATAAAAACATCCTGTATATTACGGCTACGAGCTCCGCGTTTTTCTTCGTCTACTTTTTTATTGTGTCGAATAATAATTCTTGTTTCGCCCAACGGATGATAACTGGATTTACTTGTATTCCTACTTTCATTTGTTTGTGTTCTGTGTACAAAATCTTTAGGTCTAATTTCTCCGTCATAACTTCTAGTTGTTGTGCTATAAAGATATCTTCTAGCTGTAGTAGTTACCCGTGGTTTAATTTCGTTTTTAACAAATTCCATATCTGCTGAAGCAGGATCGTACCAAATTTCAACTTCTTTGACATCATTCTTAACTAATACAAGAATACCTTTATCTTTAATGTATAGGTATATAGAAGCATCTGCATTAACAGTTGCTCTACCTTCGTCATCTCGAAGTGCTACACTATGACTAAGCCCTGTTAAAGTTCCAACTAAGTCAGATGATATATTTTCTTTATTTGCCATACTGTTATTTACCTTATAAGAAGCCAATAGGCATAGGCTTAATTGCTTCTTCTGTATCACTATTTATGAGATATTCATATGTTGGCATATCCCATGCCATTACTACCTCAATAATTCTTAATGCTAATATTGTAGACATTACTAAATCATCAGTTTCCCCTTCTTTAGCAGAAAAACTAGAACCTTTAGCAATAAAATTTTTCATTTCTCTTAACAAGTTATGACTTCTTACTGTCATTTTGTCGCCTTCAATATAGCTCTTCAAACGCATACAAGAAGTAATTTTACTTTTATGCGTTGTATTAAATCCTCTTCTTCCTTTTGTTTGTCCGGGCTTTCTTACTTCTTGTACAAAGTTACCAGGAATGTTTTCTTCTCCAAATTCTTTAATTGAAACTAACGATGCTTCACCAATACTATTATTCTCTACTGACCAATATAGTTCTGCGTCAGGGCATTCGGTTTCTAGCCAACGTAACATACTAACAAGTTGTCTTAACTGGCCTTGTATATCTGTTTTATTATGTTGCCATTCTGCTACTTGTACAACATCTGGTAAACGATATATTTCGATTGCGGCCATATCTCCGCCTGTTCCTAATGAAGGATCCCATCCTATTACAAATGCTGTAGCATTAGGCTGTTCGTAAACACGGACTTGTCCTAAATTAAATTTTGCATCTTGGCTTTTCATGTTTACTAATTTTAAAGGATTAATTAATGTTTCATCTGCAATAATAAATTCACATTCGTGTTCTCTTCTAAATCTTTCTTCTCCAATTTTAGAACGTTCTTCCATTGCCCAATCTTTATCTCTTTCTGGATGTCTGTCCCATTTAAATTGTATATTTGCAAATCCGTTTTGTCCTAGTGTAGGGTCAGTATTAGGATTTCCAAAGTCATCAATCTTCTTTTCCGCTTCTTTCCATATACGAGCAAATTGGTCGTCATCTTGGTTTGGAGTACTTGTAATAATACATTTACCACCTGTTGCTAGTGTAGGTGAAATTGATGTCCAAAATTCAGTTGCAATTCTAGGCTTAACAAAGGCAAACTCATCAGCATATAATAAAGATATAGACATACCACGTCCGGTATTGTCTGTGGTTGTTGCTGACATGATACGACTTCCGTTGTCAAAATCTATACTACCTTTATTATAACTAGTTGCGCCTGCTTTTAGAAATTCTGGAAGTGTTTCATATGTATAACGAACCCTTTGCATAATTTCTTGAGCACCAGCAAATTTATGTGCCGCAATAAGTATTGTACTATCAGCAACAAATAATGCTCTCCATACTAGGTATGCGGCCGCACAGGCAGTTTTGCCCATCTGTCTTCCAAGCATATTAATACTATATCTGTTTTCATGATAGCATTTTAATAAATCACGTTGATAACGATAAAGTTTGAAAGGTATTTTACCTCGAACTGCATGTTGTACCCAACAATGAGTATCGATAAAATAAATTGGATCGTTTGCACAAAGGGAGAGTTCACGGATTTGTTCGTCCGTGAATCTCTCTAATTGATAAGGCGATTTAACAAAACTAAAATTAGGTCTGTTTGCCATTAGCTACTCCTACTTCTTAGCTTTTTTAGTCTTTTTTCCCATAATGCCTTCTGCTACAAACTTGCGGTATTCACCTAAAGCTGTATTAAACGACTCTTCAACATCACTACTATGCATACCCATTGGATTTTCTCCTTGGCCATCTGCACGGTTAATGTAATCTGAGTTACCAGCACCTTTACCTACTTCACTTGGCAATTTGTCAAATTCAGTTGGCTCATCCATACTAGTTCCTGCTGGTGCATTTGCTAGTTTAGACTCGTCTAGTTCGCCCATTCCAGATAGTTTTAACAATCTATTCATATCGTTAATATCAACCTCTGCACCTTGGTACTTTGTAATAAGGTCTGTTGTTGAAACTGCTTCTGCTACTGGGTTTGCTTCTGCTACTGGGTTTGTTATACCTGATAACTCAGCAATACGATTTACTTGAGGATCTAAATTATCTTTAGACTCATTAGCTTCATATGGTTGAGCACCTAATATTTTAAGGCACATTTGACCTGTTTGTAAAACGTCTGCTGGATCTTCATCAACTAAATCTCTCATTGCGGCATAACAAGACAATGTTGCATCATCTGCGTTTAAATGCATAGAGGCAAAGTTATCACCCATTTCATCCACAATATAATCATTGTCAGTAAAATCATCTGATGCTTTATCCATTACATGATAGATGTCGCCCATTAGCTCGTCTTTAAGTTGTTCTGCACTCATTGACTTAGCGGCTTCTATTTCTGCAGGATCGTAAAGATTGAGTTCTTCCATATCTGTAATTCTATCTACTTTGTCAAAAGCTTCTTGCATTGGTTGTTCTCCTTCTATAGACTCGGACGTATAATCTTGATATATCCAATCATTTAATTCTGGCAGATCATATAAACCATCATAATCACCATCTGCTACTTCTGTACCGTCTGTGTAATACGCAGGAGCATTGATTTCCCATATGCCATCGCTTATGTCTTGCATGTCATAATCTAGTTTACGCAAATCAATTTCTTTGCCTTTATACATTATTGCATTTCCTGTAGACCAAGCTGTGTCTGATTCTTTTTTCATTTCAACTCCTTCTTTTGGAAGATTTTCATCATCCATGTACCTTGGATCGTCATCATCAATAGGACCATCTGCTGGCATTTCATGATGTCTGCGGAAGTCTGAAACAAACTCTTTAATTTGATCAGCATCTAAATAACGAATAAGTTCATCCATTACTACCTGATGACTTCCTAATTCTTCAATTAAATCGTATAGTGGATCTGCATACTGTCCAACTGCTTCAGATGTAACATTTTCGTTCCATGCCTTTTCAATTGATTCTTCAACTTCAGCCATTTCATATGTTTCTTTGACCCAATTATCACCTTTTGGATCATTGCAATCACATTCACAATCTGATTTAGGTTTATAAATTTCATCTCCACAATGCTTACAAACCATCTTATCTTTGGCTTCTTGAACTTCTTCTGATTCAGTTTTGCTTTTGTCGCCTTTAACTTTATGAGTTTTACCGTCAACTTCAAACTCGTCTTCTCCAGCATCAATAGCATCTTGGCGTTTACCTGAGAATTCATTTCCTTCTGATGCACAGGCACCCATTAATGGTGCTTCTTCGTCATCAGTTGGAATTACCATAGGTAAGTCTTCTCCGTCACCGCTGTCCATATCCATATCTGGTTGGTCCATAGCTGGTTTGTCGCCAACTTCAACTCCTGCTAATTTAAGCATATTAGCAATCATATCTGCTTGCTCTGCTGGTACTTTGATTTCAGTTGGAGTGTTAACTGTTAAAGTAACATCTTCACCGCTGTTATGCTCTGTAACCTCTGTATCTGCTTCAGCAGTAGCTTCTTTAGCCTTAGGAGACTCTAACGTGTCCCATGCTTCTTCAATACCTTCTTTGGTAACTCTAATTCCTTCCTGCACAATATCAGTATTCTTAGTTTCACTATCGACAGTTAATACTGCATCAGCAGGAGTAAATTGATTAAGTGCTAATAATACATTTTTAATGTCATCATTATTATTTGCCATTTTAGTTTGCTCCTTTGTTTGCTTTTGTTAGTGGACTATCAGAAACTGTCTTGTCGTTTAGGATTGGTCCAGATGTAGTAGCATCTGATTCTTTAGATAATACTACTTTTCTGCTGTCATCTTCTGATGCAGAGTCTACAAGTTTAGAAACATATTCGTCGCCTGCTACATCTTTAGCAGAAACTTCATTTGCTTCTTTGTCTTGGTATTCTGTTCCTGTAATTGCTTCGTATTCTTCATCTGTTTCTTCCATTGATTTTTGAGTTTGCTTTTCCAATGGCTCGTCAGCACCAAATACTTTTAAAGTTCCTTCTGGTACTCTACAAAGTTCTCTAAGTTCTGTCTCTAACATAACAGGCTGAATTGGCAATCTTGTAGTAACGTCCATTACCACAACCTCGTGACCTCCATAGTTAGGAAAGTCTGCAGGGATTGCTTGTAGCATAAGTTTTTCAGGTCTTCCAACTTCAAGAGCATCATATTTTTTCATATGTCTTTCTAAAGTCTCGAGCTGTTTTTCGCTAGGCGAAAAAACCATTTTTACACGGTATTTGTGTTCCCGTTGTAATTGGTTAATATATTCTAATAAAGTGGGCATAATTATATCTCCTCATACTCTTATTTATTCTGACCCACACGATTTAGTATTGCTTGCACTAAGTCATTCCTACTAGCCAAGGTAGTTGAATCTGCGTCTATGACATTTGTATCATCCTTATCGTCTGACTGGTTAAGTTTTGCTTTTCTTAGCTGTAATTCTACCATTTTAAGTTTCTTTTCTAACTTAGATACTTTGGCGTCTACTGCTACTTTAAGTAATGTGGCTCCTACTTCAAATACTTTACCGGCATTTCTGTCATCAACATTAAAGCCTAAATCCATTAATCTATCGCTTTGACCTTCTGCCTTTTGTGCAAGGTTATCTAATTCTCTTTCAGCACTAGCCATATCTGTAACAGTTGGTAAAGCCGTATCTATACGACTCGCCATATCTATTACTGCCTGAGCAGATCTTATTTCATCCACTACTACTGGCTCGATATTGACTTCTGCGTCAATTGTGTTGTTTAGGTCGGTACTATCGTTTTCATCATCACTTTCGGGAGAAAATCCAAATACCTCTTCTAATTTCTTAGTCATGTATATACTTATGATCTTAATACCATACGGGTGTTCACTTTGAACCAAAAATTAGGTTATTTACGACGTGTTCTGTTAGGACTAGCCTTATTAAAAAGATCTTCCTCTGTTATAATACGGAATTGACAACCCATTCCTTTGCACCAGGCTCTAGCGGCTTCCCACTTTGCCATATTAAGTATTACTGACGCTTTTTCTTTCTGGCTACGAGCTACTTCTAAAGTAACTTGAGCTCTAGGTTTAACTTCGATTAGTTCTGCTCTACGTTGATTATTTTTTCCCATATAAGTTATTAAAAAGTCTGGGACATAAGTTGTTTGTTTTCCAGTAAATGGATTTCTGTAAGGTATTCTAACTGCTTCACTTGCCCAAGATATAATATTAGGATTATTATCACAGAATCTCATAAAGGTTAACTCCCAACCACTTCTATATGTTGGAGCTCCTTTACCTGTGTACTTGTTTGGGTTGAGAACCGAATAGGTTCCTTTTTTAAAATTGTTGGCCATTTTTATGTACCGGCTTCAGTTAATAACGCCTCGTTTGGATCTTGTGTAGTAATTAATTCTCCAAGTTGTGTTGTATAAGCATAATCATAATTATTAACACGAAACTCTCTTAATACAACCGGTGGAATGTTAAGAGGCTGTTTTACATTATACGAGATACCGTCTGGATTATTATTGGTATTAATATTATTTAAAACATCTTGAGTAACCACTAACTTTCCAGTCTTAGTTGCTTGAGTAATTAAGTTATTAAACTCAAGTCCTAAGTCAATACTTGCTTTCCATAGATTCTGAACAACATTTTCTGCTGGTGTTCTTCCTAAGCCCAAGTTTAAGACTTTCTGTACTGCTTGATCAAATTTTACTTGTGGTATAATATCACTCATTAACCTCTCCTAGATGCATCTCGTTGTGTTCTAAGTATGTTATCCTTACGTTGGATATCTTCTCTTACCTTAGTATTTTGTGACGAGTTAATTTGCTGTAATGCTTTTCTAGCATCAGGGCTTAGTTTATTTCTTTGAGCTTCAAGTACTCCTGCTCCTAATTTATCATCTTGCTGTCTTACAATTCTAGCAACATCGGCGGCTTCCGATGGTGAAAGAGATCTTCTAGTTTTTCTATTAACTGCTTGAAGAATTTGTTTTCCATTTGAGTTATCAAGACGTTTTAGAAATACTTCTTCAACAGGAGCATTAGGTTTTAAGTCTCTTTGATTAACTGCTTGACTGGTCTTAATTTTATCTTTCCTAGCATCTATTATTTCTTGAGATTCGCTACCAGTTAGTGACTTCTTGTTAAACACTACTTCTCTTTCTTTTACCACTGACTTTACTACTGTCTTTGGAGGAGGATCTGCTTTTTTCTTTGTATCTGGAATAGCTTCAGGTGCTTTATTTGCTGGAAATTGTCTAATATAATTTCCGTCTTTGTCTATATCAACGTTACTAAAGTTCTTTCCTGCATCTTCGTGCCAGGACATAAATTCGTATCTAATGGAAAGTGTCCACAATACCGCATCACTTGCCGAATAGTCTAATGTATCGTGTTGTGCATCAACAATATAAGCATTATATAATTCATATGTTTTTCCTGTAAATTCAGTTTCGTCTAAGTCGTTTCTTAGAGCTCCATCTGATGTTTGTTGCATATGAACTTTTATTGTCATTGGCCTATTAGATAAATTTTTAGAACCGTCAGTTGCATCAAACTGTCCTTTTACAACATCACTGATAAATGTTTCTACTGCATCATTTTGTTGATCATAAAATGATATGGTAATAGGTTCAAAATTCATTTTAGTTTGGATAACTGATTTATGATTGTACTGATTAATAACCTGGCTATCTATTGTCCAACGTGGTAGTTCAAATGTTTTTAAAGTAAATTGTTGTGATGTATCTTCTCTGGAGCTATCATTACCTTGAAACGTATCTTCGCCTGGAGGTGCATCTCTATTAGCATCATCTAAAGAAAACTCAGCAATAAATTGATACTTAAGGTAAGGAGATCTGTCAGCAACAAAGTCTCCTGAGTTACCAAGATTTCCTATTTGCTTAAAAGCATATGAATTAAAAGGCATGTATTATTCTCCGTTGTCGCAACAAAAGGGCCTAACGGCCCTTTTGCTTTATTCTTATATAAGCAATACGTTTCCGTCTCACTTATATTTATCGTTTTAATTAACCACTAGTTTAATTAGATGCCGTTGCGTTGTCAGTTGAGTTACCTGCGACCGCTCCTGTTAGAACTTCCGTTCCTGCAACAGTATGATTAGCATTATCAAACTTGATCATTACAGTAATTTGTAATGGATCACTTGTAGCATAATTGTTTTCACCATAGTTAATGTTTTGGATATAGCAACCTGCTAACTCCCAAGCATCAAGTACT